TATAGACTTAATATCCCTACGTATGCTAAAGAATAAATAGCTATATGAGTACTTATACTCTTAGTATATGTTAATACCGTCTCCCTTTGTTATTAAGGTAATACAATATATAAAAGAACATTTCTAGAAGTGAATTCCTAGCATATTTATATTAGATAAATACTAATAAATAATGGCTAACAAACCTATTTACAACGGTTCTCCGGGCCCAATATCTGGTTCTACTCCATTCGGATTCTATGATAATGATGTATCATTTCAAACCGATGGTCCAAAAGTAGCTAATTTTTGTGCAAGAAGATTAGGATACCCAGTAATGGATGTTGAATTAGATGATGAAAACTTCTATACATGCTTTGAGAATGCAGTTACTACGTATGGTAATGAAATATATCTATTTAAAATAAGAGATAATTACATTACATTAGAAGGTTCTTCTACCGGATCACAGTTAAATAATTCTGTAATAAATCCAACATTATCAAATTTAATAGCTATTGCAGAAAATTATGCTGGAGAAGCCGGGGCTGGAGGATACGTAACATGGTATACAGGATCATTACCTTTACAAGAAGGTAAACAGTCATATGATTTAAATGCCTGGGCTGCTGCATCAGCATCACTATCACCAGGTGATAAAATAGAAATAAGAAGAATTTTTTATGAAATGACACCTGCTATTGTTAGATATTTTGATCCTTACTTAGGATCAGGATTTAACTACCAGGGATTACTAGAAACATTTGGATGGGGATCATATTCTCCTGCAGTATCTTATATGATGTTCCCACTATACTGGGATATAGAAAGAATCCAGGCAATTGAAATGTCTGATTATGTAAGAAGATCACATTCTTCATTTGAATTGGTAAATAATCAATTAAAAACATTTCCTATTCCTACATCCAATGCAGGACGTTTAAGGTTTGAATATAGTAAAAAGTCAGAATCAATAAATCCAACTAATGGAGCATACTCAGGATCTACTGATAGAGTGTCAGATTCAAGTAAAGTTCCATATCAAAACCCTACCTATTCTTATATTAATGCACCAGGAAGATATTGGATATTTGAATATACAGCAGCATTAGCTAAGGAAACATTAGCATACATAAGAGGAAAATATACTACAGTACCAATACCCGGTGCTGAAGCTACTATGAATCAAGGAGACTTATTAATTGACGCTAGATCAGAAAAAAATTCATTAATAGAAAAATTAAGAGGAGATTTAGAAGAAACTACTAGACAAAAGCAGTTAGAGAGAAAACAAGCAGAAAATACTGCATTAAGTTCAACAATGGGAGAGATTCCAATGTTTGTTTATATAGGATAATAGAAAAATGGCAATATTTGGAGGTTCAAGAGACATAGATACATTTAAAATAATGTCAAAAGAGTTATTAAACGATATAATAACACAGCAAATTGGATATTATAAGATTGTTCTTAACGATACTCCCGCTAATATATACGGAGAATCACTTACTAAAAACTTTATAGGACCTATATTAATTAACTGCATAATCGAAAGAGGAGATTTTGATTCTTCAATAGAGGATCAAGGATTAGATAGAGGCCGTGCAGTAACTTTTAGATTTTTAAAAGATATGATAGTAGATGCTAATGTAGTTCCTGAAATAGGAGATGTAATTATGTATAATGAATTGTATTATCAAGTAGATAACGTCAATACTAATCAATTAATAGTCGGTAAAGATGATAATTATGCATATTCTCAAGGTCTACAAAACTACGGTAATAGCTATTCGTATATATTAACTACTCATTACATGAGAGGTGATAAATTAGGAATAACACAAGTAATATAAAAATGGCAAAGAGAAGCATACCAAGGCCGGAAAATAAAGTAGAGTTTATGAATAAGCTCGTAATGCCGTACGATGAAACATTCGGTAATCCTAACAGTGTGTTTTCTGAGCCGTATAAACCAGGCCAGCCTCAATTTAATCGTGCAAATGAAATATCTCAACTAAAAGATACCGCAAGAAATATATCTATTGGTATAAAAGATATAGATGAATCAATACAATATTACTTTGATAACACATTAAAGCTATCAGTAATCCAAAATAATACAAGATTAATGGTTCCTGTAATATACGGATCACCTGAAAGGTGGAAGTCTATTCAGGCAGATGGGTTTTACAGGGATGCTCAAGGTAAAATACAGTGTCCATTGATAATATATAGGCGAGAAAACATACAAGCTAATAGAGAGTTAGGTAATAAACTAGATGGAAACAAAGTAAATAACCTAATATTGTTTAAAAAGCAATTTAGTAAGAGAAATATATACGATAATTTCAATATTTTAACTAATAGAACTCCCGAAATAGAGTATGTTGCAGCTTTTCCACCTGATTATGTGACTATTACGTATAATTGCATAGTATTTACTAATTTTGTAGAACAAATGGATAAATTAATAGAATCTATTAACTTTGCATCTAATACTTATTGGGGAGATCCCAGTAAATTTCAGTTTAGAACAAGAATAGATTCATTTTCCAATCAAATAATACTAGAACAAGGGTCAGATAGAACTATTAAATCAACTTTTGACATGGTTCTAAATGGATATATCATTCCCGACTCTGTTAATAGAGAGTTAGCAAGTATAAATCGAACATTTAGCAATACTCAAATATTATTCGGACTAGAGGTAGCTGATTCTAGCGAACAATTTACTGCTAATATTAGAAAACCTAAAGCTAAAAAGATATCTTCAGTCCAGGCAGCAGATTCTACTAATGTTACAATTCAAATAACAGAAGGATTAACAGAAGATGTAATACAATATCTTAGTAGGAGTATTCAAGTATCAGGTACAGTTATTAATAGTAATACAGTTACCTTTAATGCAGGATGGACTATAGCTCCATCAGGAGTACCTGCAACATCTGCCGATAATTTTATGTTTTTTGCTAATGGAGTATTAATAGAAAAGACAGCAATTACATCATTCGTAGATAATGACACATCAAGTACATTAGTAGTTAATACATCTCTATTATCATATTCATTAGAAGCTACAGATGAAATTATAGGTATTGGTAAATTTGAATAGAAATGGCACTTATAAAAATTAAACAATTACGTAGTAACTTAACCTACAACGAATCAACCAATATATTAAATGTATCCGGCTCCTTACAAATAACACAAACAAACCCTAACTATCCTGCTTTAGTGTCATCTGGTTCGTTTTATGTTGAAGATTCACCAAATGTTGCATCAGGATCATATAATGGTGAACCAATTGATGGAGGAACATTTTAATTAGATATTTATAAATAAAGCTTATATAAGCTATATTCAAATATATACTTTTAAATTGTTCCATACATATGGCTGTTAAAATTGAATTAAAGCGTAGTGCTGTACCCGGCAAAGTGCCAACCACAAGTTCATTAGACTTAGGGGAGTTAGCAATAAATACATACGACGGTAAGGTATTTCTTAAACGAGATGTCACCGGATCAGAAAGTATAATTGAGATAGCAAGTACATCAGGTAGCGTATTATCTGCATCTTATGCAAATTATGCTAATCAAGCCAATTCAGCATCATATGCTCTTAGTGCAACAAGTGCATCATATGCTATTAGTGCAACAAGTGCATCATATGCTATTAGAGCTACAAGCGCCTCTTATTCAAATAATGCTACAAGTGCATCATATGCTTTAAGCGCATCACTATCTCAAACAGCATCATATGCCTTTAATGCTGTTTCCTCATCTTTCGTTACTGGATATGTTACTCTTGATACAAATCAAACAATTACTGGAAGTAAAACATTTACTAGTTTACTAACAGCTCGTAATGTACAATTAGCAACTTATGATGGATCTAATCCATTAGATATATCTAAAAATAAAGTAGAAACTGTTGGTATTTACCTTACAGATACTGGTGTAGAAGGTACAGGATCTAGTAATCCTTCTATTTTTGTAAATAACGTATCTTCAAACTCTCCAGGATTTCTTTTTGGAGCTAATGGACCAAACCAGTCAGGATCTGGATTTGTTGTAGAAAATGATAACGGCAGTTATGCTGGTATTCCTTATTCATATGAAAAAGGCGGTAATACCTTATTTGCTGTTTTTAATGATGGTACAATTTTTGGTCAAAAAGCAGTTATAGTTAATGGCGTTACAAGTTCATTATTTGGAACAGCATCTTGGGCAAACAATGCTGCAACATCATCATACGCTGATAACTTTACAGTAGCAGGAACTTTAACTGCACAAAAATTAGTAGTGCAGGATATAACATCTTCTGTGATTTATTCAAGCGGATCAAATATATTCGGTAATAATTTATCAAATACACAAAAACTTACCGGCTCTGTTAGTATAACAGGATCTTTATCAATAAATGGTGTAGATTACGCAAATACAAGTGCTTCATTTGATACCCGAATATTAAATAATAGCTCAAGTATTGGTGCTCTATCAAGTTCATATCTTAATTCAAGTGCTTCTTTTGATACTCGAATACTAAATAACAGCTCAAGTATTGAAATACTTTCAGGATCATACTTAAATTCAAGCGCATCTTTTGATACCCGAATATTAAACAATTCTTCAAGCATTGGTTTATTAAGTGGAAGTTATTTAAATTCTAGCGCATCTTTCGATATTCGAATACTAAACAACAGCTCAAGCATTGGTGCCTTATCGTCCTCATTCACAACATTTAGTGGTTCATATAATACTGGATCATTTACAGGATCATTTAAAGGTGATGGTAGCGGATTATATAATATATCTGCGTCAGGTATCGTTGGATTAAATTTATCTCAAATAGCGTCAGGTAGTGTTACCGCCTCTGTTGATCCTAATTTAGGATTTAGAGTAAACGCTGATGCTTCAATAAGTGGATCACTAATAGTTACTGGATCTATACATGCAAATAGTGGTATTACTGGTTCTTTATTTGGAACAGCATCTTATGCCTTAGAGGCATTAACTGCTTCATATGCATTTAATGCAACAACAGCATCCTATGCTCTTAACACAACATCAGCATCATATACATTAAGTTCATCTTATGCTGATAATGCCAATAGTGCATCATATGCCTTAAATGCTACTAGTGCGTCATATGCTTTAAGCGCATCATATGCCTTAAATTCAACAAGCGCCTCATATGCTAATAATGCAACAAGCGCTTCATATGCTTTAAATTCAACAAGCGCATCATATGCTTTAAATTCAACAAGCGCATCATACACTCTAAATGCTACAAGCGCTTCATATGCATTAAATGCATCAACCGCATCATATATTAATCCATTAAACCAACTAGTTATAATAACAGGTTCTCTTATTCACGGATTAGAGGGAAATCTAGCAACCGGAGAACAATCACATGCTGAAGGAAGTATTACTAAAGCAATAGGAAACTACTCACATGCCGAAGGAGATTTTACCCAAGCAATAGGAGATTACTCACATGCTGAAGGTCAAGAAACAATAGCATCCGGTGCATATTCACATGCCGAAGGTTATCAAACAATAGCATTGGGTCAGAGACAACACG